CTTCTCGAGCCCATTGTTTAACATGAACCATTTCGTGAGCTAGGGTTTTAATCATAATATCCGTATCAGAAGAGTCAAGATTCATATCGAACTCGCGTGGTCTGTAATAGGTTTCACTCCATAAACAATCACCGTAGGAATCAGTATTATCTCGAAAGTGTGGATTGAGTTTAATATTAATAGTAAGAGTTTTCATTCTTGGCATCAATTCCTTGATAAAAAAGGTAGCTGCTTCGTTAACAAGAGCCTTTTTATTTTTACCAGAACCAGAAATCTCAATCATATTTTTATCTTTCCTAACCATCTATTAATATATTACTCTATTTAAGTCGCAGTGTCAAGGATTATTTTCGAATATTTCACATCTTTTATTAAAGGGAATACTACCATTTTTATATTTTTTAACCATATCCTCACCATTTTTAAAGGTAATTTTTACCTTCGGAAAGTCTATTATATCACAAAATATATAAGTTATTGTTTTAGCATGTTCTAAAAAAACACTCTCGTTTACTTTTCGGCCGCCCCCAATCATATTACTAGGGCAGAATTTAGAACCTCGTTTAGTAAAACATTTAGCATCATATTTATTGCCATCTGAATCGATATGGTCATAGCCATGTTTATCTACAAAGGTTAAATCGGGAAACCATTTTTCGAGTTGATATTCCAAGAAACGTGAGGCCGAACGGCCATCTTGAAATATACTGTTTATTTGCTCATCCGATAAATCGCCAAATGAGGCTTTTAAATCATAGTGATATACTTTATTAGTCGGGGTAGACATCTTTAGCTTTCCAATCACTAGTATCAACAACATTAATGTTGTTAAAGAAGTTGTCCACTTCTTTTTCACTTGGAGCTTTTGCCAAAGCTTTTTCGTAGTACTCAATAACTTTCATTAAGTCATACTCAGTACTATAAGGAATACCTTTTAGATCAGAGGATATTTTCAGATAATCATAGTACCCAAAAATGTCTTTGATTTTAATACACTCGATTCTTTTAATACCAGCGTAATCTTTTGGAGTAAACTCCTCCAGTTCATACAACTCGGAAAGACCCGACTCAATTTTTTCTTTTGATAGATAACTCATCTAACCTCACTTTCTATATATATGGTACTATATAGTGAGCTGTATGTCAAGGGTTATTTTAGGTTTTTTTCATCTTTTTTTTAATCCTTATAATGTGTACACTTTATAAGAGTATATAACATTTTAAAAAACTTTTTATAAAAACGGCAAGTAATGGGTATTTTTAGACAATAAACCCATCGTACTGAGGACCAGCTGATGGTGTCTGAGGCGTTGATTCGTTAGTTAAAGTTTGTGCAGATTCTTCTACTTCGTATAATCTCATCTTTGGCCTATCAATTCCAACAACAAATCTTTTATTCTTCGTAAGATCGTTATATCGGTTCTTTAATTGTTTGACCATTATCTGATTCATATCTTCTAGTTGTTCTGTAGATATTAAAGCTAACATCAAATCAGCAGTTGCTGGTAATCCGAATGATTCAGCAGTATCTGTAAGTTCTACATCTGTATTAGCAAATCCAGTTCGAGTAACCTGAGTAGCTGACCAGACCGGAACTTTAAATTCACCAGCTAATCCACGAAGTTCTTCTGCAATAGCTTTAATTAGTGAGTAAGTATTAATAGAACCACCAAGTCCTTTGACTCTGGAAGATGCACAAATATTAATATAATCAATAAAGATCATATCAGGCGCAAAATCTTTTTTCAACTTGAGTTCATTTAGAAGAGCTCTAAAGTGACCGACATGAGCTGTTGATGTTGGATATTCTTTTATAATTAGTTTACCCTTAGTCTTAGCTTTAATTTTTCCAACTTTATTTTCGAATAAATCTTTTGGCATGTTTTCTATTTGATCAATCGGAATATCCATAAGATTAGCATCGATACGTTCTGCAATTCTTTCTTCGGCCATTTCTAAAGTAATATATAATACATTCTGTCCTTGAGCTAAACCTGCAGCTGCAAAGTGACACATAGCTAAAGACTTTCCAACACCAGTACCAGCAAGGATAATATTCAAAGTCTTTTTAGTAATTCCACCTTTAGTGATTTCGTTAAGCTTATCAATATCAAAAGGTATACGTTCTTCTTTCTCGTGATAGAAATCAAAACGTCCATCAGCATTTTCAATATAATCGTGACCCACATTAGAATCAAAGGAAACAGATAATGCTTTAGTAAGAATCTCTGGTATAGCTCCTTCAGCATTCTTTTTATCTTTACCATCAATAATATTAATTGATTCCATAATGGCAAGATAAACAGCTCTATCTTTACACCATTGTTCTGTAGTAGTCAAAAGCCAATCAATATCACATTCTATTGGTTCATCAACTGATTTAATAAGATTAACTATATCTCCTAAATCTTGACGAGTAGTAAATGTTGATTGTTGCAATTCAATATCAAGTACAGAAGATGTTGGCAGTTTATTAAACTTAGTTATAAACTGAAGAAACAAATCATAGACTGGTCTATGCTCTGCTTCAAAGTATTCTGGCTTTATATGTGGAAGTGCTTTACGACAGAAGTCTTCATTCTGAATTAACTTCTTGATTATGATTGTTTGTATATTCTGGTTGCTCATCTACGCTATCTATAATAATATCTCTTAATATATCCCCAATATAAGTTTGAAATTCTATTGAGTTTTCTAAATCTTCTTTCATTGACTCTGGCTTCTCTTCAAGTTTCCAAGTGAATTTTAAATCCATTGTGCCATCGTCGTTTTCTTTCTCGCCTGTTTTTACCATTCCATAAGTATATATTATATCAGAATATTTACCATTTAACAGACGAATCGAATAGAAATCTGCATGTGCTTCTGCATTACTTTCTATAATGTCATAGTCTATGCCACGCTGATTATGCATCTCGGTCCTCTTCTAACATTGCAGCATGGGCAATTTTATATCGCTCTTGAATCCATTCTTTGAAGTTAGTATTCTCAAATACGTTAGTCCAAAATTCTTCTTTAAGAGTTTCTTTCATACGAACATTACCTGTAAGTTCTTCTCCTGTTGCTGGATTAACAGCTTGATACCAACCATTCTTTGGTTTAATAACAAATCCACCATCAATAGCAACTTCAGTTAAACCTGACCATTTAGCAATGCCGCCTTCCCAAGTTACTGAAATAGGAATCTTAGATTTTTCTTTTACAAATCTAGATTTTTCTACATTAATTACAAAGTCATATCCAACAACTTCTGTTCCCGATTTTTCTTGGCGTCTACCAACAATCCAAACATTATCTGCAGAATACATAATACCTGTTCCACCGGATACTACTGCTTTTGGAAACATTCCTATTTCCATATAAGTATGGTTAACTGCAAGCAAAGGAACATCTTTTAATGTTAACATTGGTGTTACCATTCTGAATAATCCTTTAAGAGCTTTTGCTCTAGACATATCAGCAACTGATTTTTCATTCATGGCATCATCTAATTCTTTTTTAGAAGCGATGTTACCAACCGAATCAATAATAACAATTACTTTATCTTTGCGTTCCAATTGTTCTAATTGGTTTACAAGATCAAATTTTAATTCTTCTACGTTAGTTACTGGTGTATGTAAAACTCGTTCTGTGTCTACACCAAAAGATTCAAAATAAGATTGAGGCGAACCAAATTCTGAATCATAGAATAATAATACCGCATCTTTATGTTTCTTTAAATAAGCACTTGCCATAAGTAAAGCAAATGAAGTTTTAAAGTGTTTCGAGGGGCCAGCTAATACAGTAAGGCCAGATGATAATCCACCTTCTGTATCACCAGAAAGTGCTACGTTAATCATTGGTACTGATGTGGGAGTAAATTCTTTTTCACTAAAAAATTTAGATTCTGATAAAATAGCAGCTCCTGTAACTCGTGATGTTTTTTGAAGTTTTTCTAATAATGACATATTAATCCTTTTTGTTGCTTATATTATAACATAACTTAGCTAGTTTGTAAATATAAAAATTCATCTAATGTATTCGGTTCGTATTCTTCTTCTCTTGTTTGAGTAAGGTTACTTTGTTTTACAAACCTTGATGATATTGAATCGAGATTACCATCTAAATATTTTTTAACTGAAGCTGCCATATCCTGTGCTGTAGTAA